GGAATGATTATTGCGGATGAGTCTCAGCGAATCAAGACTCCTGGAGCAGAGCAATCAAAATGCTTGCACCGGTTAGGGAAGGTGGCACGGTTCAGGCTCATTCTTACTGGTACGCCAGTAACTCAATCACCGCTAGATTTTTACGCACAATATAGATTTCTTGACGAATCGATCTTTGGCACTTCATTCACCCGATTTCGAGCTCGGTATGCTCAGATGGGTGGTTTTGAAAATCGGCAGGTTGTTGCTTACAAAAACATGGATGAGCTTGTACAGAAGGCACATAGCATTGCTTATCGTGTATCAAAGGCAGAAGCGTTGGATCTTCCGGACGAGATCACTCAACCACTCTATGTGGAACTCTCTAAGGAAACAAGAAACCTTTACAACCAGCTCAAAAAAGAATCGATTGCGGATTTGCAATCCGGAGAAACGATCACCACTAACATCGTGTTGACTAAACTATTGCGGCTCTCTCAAATCACCGGCGGTCACGTGACGGATGAAGAAGGAAAAGTTCATCAAGTCGGTACTGAAAAGCTGAAAGTCTTCGAAGAGCAGCTGGATGATTTGTTGGAGGCAGGTAAGAAGGTTGTTGTCTTTGCGAGATTCATTCCGGAAATCGATACGATTCTAGCACTCTTGCAAAAGAAGAGAATAGATCATGGTTTCATCACAGGTGCAGTGTCTCAAACCGAGCGCGGCGAGGTTGTGAAACGATTCCAAAGTGATCCTAACATGAAGGTCTTTGTCGCACAGATCCAGACAGCTGGACTAGGAATCACTCTTACTGCTGCAGATACGGCCATCTTCTATTCGATGGATTTTAGTCTGGCAAACCATGAGCAAGCCAAAGCTCGAATCCACAGAATAGGCCAGAAAAACAACGTTACCTATATTTATCTCCTGGCCAAGGACACCGTGGACGAGAAAATCTTTGATGCTTTGAAATCCAAGAAGAATGTAGCAGACACCGTTGTAGACAACTGGCAAGACTTCTTTGGCGATCAACAAAGCACAGGTCATATCGTTCATAAGCCCAGGCAAGCAAGAGAGATGAAACCTGCAGCTGAAAAAACAGTTTCCATTGAAGTACCACCAGAACCTACTCCGGATCCTGAAAAAGTGATCATCACCATTCCCGTATGGCTCGCACAGCAGCATGGGATCACTACACAAATTACAGGTGTGATCACAAAAGAGACGGAGCATGGAGTGTATTTTATTGGGAATGCAATGGCTACACCAAGCATCGTATGCAGAATTTGCGGTCGCAAGCTTGAGAACAAAGAGAGCCAGAAGATTGGTATCGGTCCAGACTGCTCAGAGAAGGTCGGCGGAGGGTGGCATCCCGGAATGAGTGATGAAGAACTGGCTGAGTTTAAGAAACGGGTTGAGGCAATCAAGTTCGAAGGGTGGCTGCCTAAGGGCAAGATTGCGATTCAGAAAAAGGAGCGTGAATGATGTGGAACAAACCGCACAAGTATTTCAGTTAGCAGATAGATTGCTAGAGTTGCGCCAACAAAAAGATAATCTGGAAGCTGAGCTTAAAGAGGTAAACACAGAGCTCGAAAAAGTTCAGCAAGATCTCGTTGAGCAAATGCGCCTTAATGGGCTTGATAACTTCCGCAGAAATGGAAAGCTTTTTGTTCCAGTTACAAAAACATGGGCCAGTCCGAAATCAGAGTTCAAGGAAGCAGTGTTCACTTGGCTCAAAGAGAATGGCTTTGGGGATATGGTCAAAGAAACGGTGCATTCTCAAACGTTTAACTCCTGGGCAAATGAAATGATCGAGCAAGAGGGGATGCTTCCGGAAGAGATTGCAGAGATGGTGAGTGTCTTTGACAAAGTATCGGTACAAGTAAGGAAGGGATAAGGATGCCGACGTTTCCTAACTTACTAGTTGATTCACAAGCGAGAGAACCTGAAGTTGTTACTCAATGCTCATGCTGCGGCCAAGACATTATTGAAGGCTATGAGCATGTTTGGCTTGAAGGTAACTGGTTCTGTGACTTCATTTGCTTCATGAAATTTATGGGAGCTGAAACAAGAGAAGCTGTAAAGGAAGAACTGCCATGAAACGTAACCTTACTGTGGCCGAGAAGAAAGCCGTTCAAGCCTCTATGCCTAATCTGAATGTTGAGAATTGGCTAATCCATAAAAAACTACCAGGAATGTTTGTTTTAAAGCACAAGGAGACTGGCACGAAGAAAGAAGTGCCAGTCTATCAAAAATAAGAGGAGGATAAATTTATGAACAATTTACCAGTGATTACAAATCCAACGATCAATCTACCGGCTCTATCAAATCCTCAAGAAGTCTTAGAAATACTTCAAGAAAACATGGCTGGACAGACACCGGAATTTGCGAGAGTAAAGATTCCAAGCGGTGGGGGAATCGCATTTGAGGTGCCAGGTGATGATCCGGATAATCCAGATAGTGTTAAAGAGCTTGAAGGTGTGATCCTAGAACATTACCCCGTGAATGCATACTGGGCAAATCGTTATAGCGGGGAAAATAATGCTCCCGATTGTTCCAGCTTAGACGGCAAGATCGGTCAAGCTCCCGAAGGATCTCCTGTTCCATGGGCGGGAGGGTGCCAAGATTGTGCATCTTGCCCATTTAACCAATGGGGGAGCGCAACGGATGAGGCTGGCAACAAAACAGCAGGAAAGGCCTGCAAGAATATGCACCGTGTTTATTTGCTTCGTGAAGGTGAGATATTCCCAATCTTGCTCACACTACCTCCAACATCCGTGCCTAACTTGACTTCATATATGGCCCGACTGTCTTCTAAATTGAAGCGTTACTATGGCGTGGTGACAAAGATCAAGCTTAAAAAAGAAACGAATAAGGGCGGAATTGTATATAGCGAAGCAATATTTGCTAAGAGTAAAGATCTTTCACCTGAAGAAGTACAAGCTATGAAACATATCAGCTCTCAACTCAAATCCTCCATGAGAAATGTATCCATAGAGAATGAAGATTACAACACGAATCCACAACCAACCACTGTTTATGACAACGACGAAGAACCATTCTAAAAACCCGGGGCGATTTTTCGCCCCTCCCATTAGGAGGGAGTGAGGACCAGCGTGAATTATAAACAAGCAGCATTAGATTACGTGGCCCGAGGCTGGTCTGTCATCCCACTTCGGGTCAAAGATAAGAAGCCGGCCATATCCAGTTGGATACAGTTTCAGAAAGAGCGTGCCAGTGCTGAACGTATCGAGGATTACTGGAATAGAAACCCGCAAGCCAACATCGGAATCGTCACCGGAAGCGTCTCAGGAATCATTGTTCTCGATGTTGATGGTCCAGAAGGAGACGCGTCGCTGAAAAGGATTGAAGCTCGATTCGGTGAACTTCCGGAAACGCCGATGTCAACAACCGGGAAGGGTCGTCACTACATCTTTAACCATCCGGGCGGCGATCTGCGAAATTTCGCCAAGCGTGGAATCAATCTTGATTTCCGTGGTGATGGTGGGTACATCGTAGCTCCTCCTAGCATCCATCCGAATGGATCAATATACCGTTGGGAGATCTCACCGGATGAATCGGAAATCGCTGATCCGCCGGAATGGTTGATTGAGTTACTAACATCTGAGCAGCCTCCAGCTTGGTATCTGGAACTGTTTCCGCCACCAAAGGAGACGAAGGCGACAGGGAAAGTGAGTGGAACAACTGGGAACGGTCAAGCAGATACGATTCTCAAAAACTGTGCATTCTGTCAGTACTGTAAGGATAATGCCAAGGAGCTGTCTGAGCCTGAATGGTACAGCATGATAACAAATCTAGCCAGGGCAGAAGGCGGTCGTGAGCTGATTCATGAACTCTCCCGGCCATATCCTGGGTACAGTGAGCGCGAAACGGAAAAGAAGATCGAACATGCGCTCCAAGACGGTGAACCTCATACGTGCCAGTACATACAGACGAATCTTGGGTTCAGCGGTTGTCCTGAAGGCGGATGTGGCGTGAAAGCTCCGATTGGGTTTGTGACTTCTCCGGTTGTATCGGCTCGATTAACTATATCTGCAGTAATTAATCAACTTAAAACAGAACCAGACACTTCGGTTATTTATTCTGATCCAGAGACAATTGGCGCATTGGCCGTATTGAAAAAACAGGACCCAGCTGAATATGCGCAGACTAAAAAACAGTTTAAGGATCTATGTGGAAAAGAACTCAATCTCAATGATCTAGAGCGTGCGGTCAACCGCAAGATTGCGGAAAATCAGAAACTTCACCTAGTTGATTCAAGTGAACCACCACCGGAGCTTAAAGATATTCTTCCGGATATGCCAAATGTGAAGCTAAAAAAACCGTATGCTTGGACTTTAAACGAGAATGGCATATGGCAGGATACGAAATTTGGACCTGTTTGCGCCTGTCCTGTGCCAGTGATACTCACGAAAAGGCTAAAAAACGTGGATACCGGTGAAGAGAAAATAGAACTGGCTTTCTTTAGAGATCAAAAATGGCGGACTGTGATAGCCAACCGTTCTACTGTATTCAATCGTACCAGCCTAATCAGTCTGGCGGATCGCGGATTACCAATCTCAAGCGAATCATCCAAACACCTCGTTCGGTTTCTCCAAGACTTTGAGAGAGAAAATCTGAATGCATTGCCTTTAGTACAATCAGTCAGCCGCATGGGATGGGTTGGATCGGGAACATTCCTTCCAGGAGCAGAGAACGATATTGTCCTAGATGTTGATCAAGGAGGAGCTGCTTCGGTTGCAGCAGGTTACAGGCAAGAAGGAAACTTGTCCGAATGGGTCTATTTCATCGAACCGGTTAGGCAGTACCCAATTGCACGATTTACGCTCTCAGCTTCTTTCGCAGCTCCTCTTCTGAAGATATTGAATCAGAGAGTGTTCATTGTTCATAACTGGGGACCTTCGCGAGGGGGAAAGACGGCTAGTTTGAAAGCAGCTCTCTCGGTGTGGGGGGATCCGGATGAAATCATGGCCAGTTTCAATGCGACAAAGGTTGGACTTGAAAGATTAGCTGCATTTTATTCAGACCTTCCACTCGGCATTGATGAGCGTCAGGTTGTCGGGGATCGTCAAGGTTTCGTGGAGTCACTGGTCTATCTCCTTGGACTCGGTAAGGGGAAGGCCAGAGGAGCGAAGGGAGGAGGGCTCCAAGCTTTTCAGTCTTGGAGAACAATTGCACTCACGACCGGAGAAGAACCACTCTCTTCCGGATCCTCAACAGCAGGGATAAAAACGAGAACTCTTGAGCTATATGGCCAACCTATTCCTGATGAAAAGTTAGCTTCAAAAATACATCAAGGTATAGGCAGAAGTTTTGGGCTGGCTGGTCCGGAGTTTGTAAGGCGCATCATTCATGAAATGAGACAAGATCCAGAGATCTTTCAAACTGACTATGAAGCAATTTATAACGAGATCTCTTCACGAAGTAATGAAAATATGAGTAGTCATATTGCTGCTCTATCGATTGTATGTATGGCAGATTATTATGCCAGTCAGTGGATATTCAATAGAGATGAAGAGCAGGCGTTGGATGAAGCACTCGGTATGGCTGAGGGTCTGATGGGTCAGTTGGAATCAGTAGCAGAGAGTGATGATGGTGCAAGAGCATATGAGTACCTAATGGGCTGGGCCGCAGAGAACCATAAGAGATTTGATATCGACTCAAATTCAAGTCAGTTTGGTTGGAAAGATAACGATTATATCTACTTTATCGGAAACGTTTTTGATGAAGCAGTTCAATCCGGAGGTTACTCACCGAGAAGAATATTACAAGATTGGGCAGATCGTGGATGGATTAAAACCACAATCGAAAGTGGTAAGAAGAGAATGAAGATTAAGGCCTGGTCGGAGGGGTTAAAAGTTCATGTTCGTGTGGTTGCTGTCAAAGTTCCTCAATCTTCAAGAGATGATTTTCCGGCGTAGTGGGAACAGTGGGAACGAAGTGGGAACAAAGTGGGAACGAAACAAAGCGTTGAAAAATAAGGCTTTTAATAATATTGTTCCCACTTTCCCACTAGAAAACGTAGTTTTCTCTTATAAGTAAATACCTACACCTTGAGTAGTAAATCCTTGAACAAAGGGTGAGGGTGTAATATATAGTTTTGTTTTTTTAAAGAAATAGTGGGAACAGTGGGAACAAAACTATTAAATGCCGTGTAAATATTAACTTTTTTAATGTTCCCACAAGATCAAAAATGGTGGGAACAAGTGGGAACATTTAAAGATTAGTGGGAACGAAGGTGAGATTATATGAGTCTCGCAAAACAACTTCAAGAAAGACAGAAACCTAAAGCAGTGTATCATCCTCCACTTATCTGGCAGGATCCGCGCGAGGATCTCAATGAGGACACAAAGCTTTGGACCAGACTCATGTTTATTTCAATCGGAAACGGTGAACTGGTGAACATCCTCAACTGGATGCGGTGCGCTGGTACCAGGATTGTGCGAGGAAAGAGTGGATATATATTGCGGCCGCTCATTGATGATCGACTCGGATGGAGAACGCAAGAAGAATATGAGGCGGCTAGGGATAAACATCTGAAGCCATTTGGGGAGAAAGTGAAGGAGTTGCTGAAACAATTATCCGAGGAGATGATCTCCAATGCCTAAAGAATCTACCATCCAGAAAAAAATCCTGGACTATCTCAATAGTCTTCCAAACTGCAAGGCAGTCAACAATCATGGATCTGCTTGGCAGGAATCCGGTCGTCCAGATATCTTCGCTTGTTATCATGGAAGATTTCTAGCTCTTGAAGTGAAGAAGAACGAGAAAGAAAAACCCACTAAGCTGCAGCTGCACGAGCTAAAGAAGTGGGAGGAAGCCGGAGCCATCTCAGCGGTTGTTCGAAGTCTTGAAGAAGTCAAACAGATAATCAAGATCTTAGAGGAATCGGAAAATGTCTACGATCGATGACCTGGCTCGAGCTTCAAAGTGGCTCGTGCTCCGATCAGAAGAAGCCTATGGAAAACAACTCACCATCTACTCTGCAGTTTATATCTTCAAAGAAGCGAACGGCACCTGGTCGGTATGGAGAGGAAACTGGATGCAATCTGAGAGAAAACCGGTGGATGAGAAGACACTCTTTTCGGGTGGAACATTTGAGCAGGCTTTGAAGCGAGCAAATGAATATGTGGAGTGGCGTAATTCCTATAAACGAAGGAAGTGAGCGAATGGAGCATCAAGTTGTAATCATAGATGCGCGTCCCAAGTGGATGGTCGAAGAGGACAACCAAGTCACATGCTCAATATGCAGATACTTCAAGAATTGCAAAAGTAGATTTGGTGCCGATTGTAAGTTTCTAAATGGTGAACGGATCCCTGTTATTCAAAATAAAAGGAGGAAACGATAGATGGATCAACGATATATTGTGACTGGTCAATTTCTTCGTCAGGACGAGAAGTTTATATACACAACAGCAGGAATCTTCAACAAGAAGTGGTACCGGCTGCCGCTCGTAGAGGTGAAATCCTATGGGACGAGCTAAACACTGGACGGAAGAAGAGATTGAGTATCTATGTGAGAAGTGGGGAACGGTCAGCATCAATGGGATAGCCAATCATCTTGGGAGATCTATTGGAGCAGTTCAACTCAAAGCGCATAAGTTAGGTCTCTCAGATGCTAGATTTTCTTATGACGGAATCACGTTGAATCAGTTAGCTATTGCTTTGAATCGCTCCTACAGCGTACTGAAAAATTGGATCAAAAGTTATGACTTTCCCGCACGAAAGAAAGTCTTTTGCAAAGAAGCTAAGGTGTGGGTAGTGAAATACGAGGATTTTTGGGATTGGGCCGAAGAGCATAAATCCCTTCTGGATTTCGCGAGACTTGAACCAAATTTGTTAGGTCCGGAACCAGAATGGGTTAAAGAAAAACGTAAAGCAGATATCATCAAGATCAACAAATCAACCCAATGGAAAGATTGGACGGAAGAGGAGGACAAGAAACTCATTAGCCTGGTCAGTGCTTATCGATACACTTATCCAGAGATTTCAGCAATGATGGGGCGTTCTTGCGGTTCCATTAAGAGGAGACTTTATGATCTCGGTATTAAAGCACGACCGGTACGACTCAACAATCATATTAAGTGGACTATGGAAGAAGTAAAACTTTTAATCGATATGTCTGAGAAAGGTTACGGTTACAATACGATTGCTGAAAAACTTGGCAAGAGTGAACATGCAGTAAGAGGAAAGTTGGAACGTATGGGCTTTGATTTTAAACGGAGAAGGCTAACAAATCCGGAACACTATTTAATCTTTCAGGAAGTATAGGTCATCACCAAATGAAAAAGAGTAGATTCATAGAATATATTTTGGGCCAAGAAAGATATATGTATTCATACCATCCAAGATTAAAAGTACATCATTCTTTAAACGTTCGTATCCCAAATGGATGGATCGATGTAACTGGATTAGAGAAAATCAAGAATTTCATCCGAGAAAGGCACCCAGATGGAACAGCTAAAATGATACTAATTGGCTTAGGCCTAGATGAAATGGAGGAATAAATTTATGGCACAGGTAGATTTCAAACCAGCTCCAGAAGTTAAGGAGATCGCCGAGGAGCTGATCGATAAATATCATCCTCATCTTAGAGATGCAAAGCATGTGATTGGATACTATTTCCGTGACGGAGCCAGCGATTGGGCAGGAAGGGCAAAGAAATGCACGGCGTTTGAGCGTCACGTAACTGGATTTATGCTCTTCATGTTCATCAATGAGCAAGCCTGGTACATGCTCACGGAAGAGCAGCAGCGAGCTCTTGTGGATCACGAGCTCTGTCATTATAGCCGAAAGCAAGGAGAGGTCATCGATCCCAAGACCAAGCAGGTGAAAATTGACTGGTTGAATCCGGCGGATCCAGACAGTTGGAGCATTCGGGATCATGATGTAGAAGAATTTTCTGATGTGATTCGTCGTCATGGCCTATGGGAAACCGGCATAGAGAGTTTTGCAGCAGCAGTAAGGTACGCAGATCATCAAATGACGTTCGAGGATGTTGAACGTGAGAATTTCCTTAAGGTGGTGAAATAGAATGATGCAGATTTTGTGGCAGATTCAAAATGGTCCAAATGAAGATGATAGATTCATTGAAAGCACAGTTGAGAATGTAGCAGACTTTCTCCAAGCTCTTAAGTTGGTGGATGCCATAACACTGTTAATGATACAGACTTTTCAATCATCGGTACGGAAATGGTAGTAGCGGATAAACCATATATAAAGGTGCTATTGGAGGGTTAAACCGAAATGAGGTGACAAGCTTGGAAGACTTGATCAAAGAATATAAAGAGTCACTTCGGAATCTTCAAAAAGTAAAGGCGAAGAAAAGAATGGAATATGAGATGATCGAGGATCTTAAGATAGGGGCATCCAGGAATCAGCGTCAGATTGGCGCCAAGGTGCAGCTCGAGATTGCCAATGATCTGAAGATCATCTCAGCAATGGAACGGGATCTCCAATATGCTTTGGAATGGATGACAACAGCCCGTCGTCCAGGAAATCGTAGAGGAATTGAACGAAGATCCGCGTATCAGAGAACAAGGTTGTTTGATCCACTCCTGGTTCAAAAATATTTTCAGGCAGCTGGCGGAGACCCGTATAAAATGATCGACTTAGAACCTACAGACACATTGACTCAAAGTGAGAAAGAAAGACTTGAGGATGCCTTGAGCGAGTTAACGGATCTTGAAAAGGAATACTATATGCTCCATTATGGGCGAGGATTTTCTCTAGCTGAGATCGGGAATATGTTTTGCGTGGCTAAGGGAACCGTACAAACAACCATTGAAAGAGCAGAGAAAAAAATCACTGAAAGGATTAATTCAAGCCTCTTCTGCTTGTGCAGATGAGGTTTTTCAATTTAAAAAGAGGAATTTGAAGAAAAATATCGAATAAATAAAATAAAAATTTTTGGAGGTAATACTTTATGAAAGGTCTTATTAAATTGGAAAATAACTTAAATATGTTTTTGGAAGATCTCAAAGTTTGTAAAAGGCTCCAATTAAGTAAGCAGCCTGATATACCAGGGGAGGACGAGTTAATAGACCATCAATTACTATCACATCAAATATATGACACAGTTACTGGGAAACTAATGTTATTAAAGCTGAAGAATACTGAGTCAGGTGAAGAATATACATATTGCTATCCTGATATTCAAGATATTGAGATTAACGATGCTTCAACAGAAAAACATCAAAGGTATTATATTAAATGTCTCGATAGATACAGAGCGCAATTAATTAATACTATTCAGAAAAATAAAGATATGGGTATAACACCAACTCAAAGTGAATTAGAATTATTGTCAGAAGGTTATATTATTACATTCAGAATTACTCTATTTCGGTAACTTTCGTCTTACGATTGCCAACTATATATGAGAAGATAGTTTACCTCCCTAAAATTGAGCCATCCTTTTGCGGTGGCTCTCCTTATTTGCAGGAAAAAAAGTCCTCCAAGTAGAAAGAATTATAGGGAGGGCTGAAACATGATGGAATACATTGAAGATTTTTGTAATCTAGATAACCCTGATGAGTTGTTAAACAATCTCTTGTTGGGTAATGGTTTTTCTATGATGTTTTCGAACCGTTATGATTATCAATCTCTTCTTGACCAATGCGACAATTTACTTTATGAAGATAGAGAATTATTCAAAAAACTAGGAACTAGTAATTTTGAGACTTGTTTAAATAAAATAATGGATACAATTACTGTAAATAATCTTTATGGAATAAAAGACAACCATATAAAGAATTATGAAAGAATAAGAAATTCCTTAATTGAAACCATAAGAAAGGTCCATATAGAACGTGAAGAAATCGACTTTGTAGATGAATATTTAGCGACATCTTTATTTAGAAAAGCAAGAAATATATTTACTACAAATTACGATCTATTATCTTATTGGACGATGTTATCAGTTAACGAACATGTTGATAATTCGGAAGATAAATATGGAGATTCATTCTTTTATGACTATAAAGATTATAGGAAAGTGAGTGATCTGTATTTTTCAGAATCGTTTTCGCAAAATACAGGAAAAAAAATTTATTACCTTCATGGTGCGCTCCATTTATATGAAGATGATGGCGTCGTGAAAAAACTATCGAAAGTTACTAAAAAATTATTAGAAGAACTAGAAACTAACTTAACATTAGGCTTTCTACCTTTATTCGTATCGGAAGGAAATTGGGTATTAAAGAAAAAAGCTATTGAATCTAATTCTTATTTACGATTTTGTTACGATAGACTTAGACAAACAAAAGGATCGCTGACCATTTTCGGGCATAGTCTTAACGAAGAAATGGATAAACATATTGCAGAAGCAATTAATGAATCTAAGATAGAAAAAGTTATTTACGGTATTTATGATAAGGGAAAAACACCTAACGAGGTTAAATTTGAACAAGCTAGGATTAAAAAGATATTTGAAAATAAAGAAGTTGTATTTTATAAGTCAAGCACCATTTTTGATTTTTGTTGTGAGTGGGCCTTTGGAAGACCTAGGGAAAGCTAAAACAACTTGAAATCTTGATTTAGTAGCATCCCCCAGGTGGTGCTTTTTCTTTTGGCAAAACGATTCTAAAATCCAAAGCATGGCGGCAGTGTCGCGATGCTTTATTTTATTGCTCCCAACTGCCACACCACCAAAATAAATCTAATACGGAGGTGAAAACCTCCCAAATCATATTGCAGTATGAAGTGTGACACGGTGTGGCAGATTTTTTAATATAAGGATTAATGCACAAGGCTCCACCACATTGGAGAAGCCTTGTGTTTCTATTACCATATGCGGAAGAGCTCTATAGCTTTGAGTAAAGCTTTAAAGTCGAGCTTGATAGTAATACTTAACTCTATCATTACAAATCACCTCCTCCGATAAAACTCTCTCACTATATAAACGATCGAGAGGAAGGTGATTGCGGTATTTTGGCGATATAAATGTGATAATACCAAAAATTAATCGGGTCCTTCTGGGGCTTGAGTGAGTTGCGGTTGCTGGCGACCCCGAAATTCGTCTAGGTGTAAAAATTTTATAAAGTGATTTTCTTTCCAAAAAGGTAGTGGTTTGAATGCCAAAAGAAGTAAAAAAAGATATATCAGATATGCTAGTAAATACTGATGTTCTGGCCGATCTTTTTGGGTTTACCCGACAAAGAATTAACCAACTAGCGAAAGAGGGTATTTTGGAAAAACAAGCAGCCGGCAGATACCCATTAAAGAAAAATGTACAGCGATATATTGATTATCTTCGAACAGGTCGCGGTGGGTCAGAATCTGAGGACGCGGAAGCAAAACTAACGGAAGAAAAGTTCTTGCATGAGAAGGCAAAACGTGAGATCGCAGAATTGAAGTTAGCTCGTCTTCGCAATCAATTACATTCTGCTGCCGATGTCGAGCTTGTACTAACAAACATGCTAGTTACCTTTAGAAATCGCATACTTGGTATCCCAGATAAAGTCGCACCGAAAGTAATCGGCATAACCAACTTGTCAGAAATAAGTGATGTGATAAATACGGAACTACTTCAAGCATTAACTGAGTTAAGTGAATATGATCCTTCAATGTTCATGGAGGGAGGAGATGATGAATCAGAAGACACTGAATCTATTCCGGAAGATTCTGAAATCGGTGGCACCACCGCCGAAATTAACGATCAGTGAGTGGGCCGATCGTTATAGAAAGCTTTCGAGAGAGATATCTGCAGAACCAGGACAGTGGAGGACAGACCGCGCACCATATCAGCGTGAGATCATGGATAGCTTGAACGATCCAAGAATCGAAAAAGTAGTCGTTATGTCCTCATCACAAGTTGGAAAGTCAGAAATTATTAACAATACGATTGGGTATTATGTAGACGTTGATCCTTCACCTATGCTTTTAATACAGCCAACGGTAGATACTGCTCAGGAGTATAGTAAACAACGGATTGCGCCTATGATTCGAGACACAGAAGTGTTGAAAAGTAAGATATCTGATCCCAAAACTCGAGACACTGATAACACTATCTTGATGAAAGTATTCCCAGGTGGTTTTCTCGCTATGGGAGGTGCAAATAGTCCTGCAGGATTAGCGAGTAAACCGATTAAGATTTTGCTTTGCGACGAGGTTGACCGTTATCCTGACAGCGCAGGCAGTGAAGGTGATCCGATTTCATTGGCAGAGAAACGAACAATAACCTTCTGGAACCGAAAAAAGCTTTTCGTGTCAACTCCAACGATTAAAGGAGCGTCGCGGATTGAACAGGAATACGAGAAGGGGACTCAGGAAAAATGGAGCGTAAAATGCCCCAATTGTAGTTCATATCACCCTATTTTACTGCGCGATATCCGTTTCCATCATGAGGTACATGAGGTTGGAAATCGTAAGATATATGAGGTGTATGATATCTGGTGGCGTTGCCCGACTTGTTTTCATGAAGCTGACGAATATACCATGAAGAGACAGCCTGCGAAATGGATTCCTGATAATCCGGTTGCAATTAAAAACCGTGTTCGGAGTTTTTGGTTAAATGCGTTCGTGGCTCCTTGGTATTCGTGGAAAGATATTATTCGCGAGTTCCTTGAATCAAAAAACGATCCAGAAAATTTCAAGGTATTCGTAAACACGATACTCGGTGAGCCATGGGAGGACCGAGGCGAGCAGATGGAAGAGGATGTACTGCTCAAACGTCGCGAATCATATCCCGCCGACCTACCGGACGGGGTCCTGCTTCTTACGGCTGGCGTTGACACGCAGGATGATCGCTTGGAATACGAAATCGTCGGATGGGGGCATGGTCATGAAAGTTGGGGCATCGAATACGGCGTGATCATCGGGAGACCGGACGATCCGCAAACCCTGCAACAGCTCGATGACGTATTGAACCGGGTTTACCGTTTCGCCGATGGGAAAGGCCTGAAAGTGGCCTGCACCTGCATTGACTCTGGCGGCCACTACACGTCAGACATCTACAAGTACGCCAAGCAGAATGAACATCGCCGGATTCTCGCTGTCAAAGGTCAAGGCGGTCCGGGGATCCCGCTGATTCACCGTCTGTCGCGTAAGAACAAGGAAAACGCGCTCGTGGTGATTCTGGGCGTCGATGATGGGAAAAGTCGAATATACTCTTCCTTGCGCGTGAAGATGCCGGGGCCGAAATATTGCCACTTTCCAAACGATGATAGCCGTGGCTATGATCGTTTTTATTTTCAAGGGCTTCTGTCTGAGAAACTGGTGCCGAGGAAGAAAAACGGCGTCACTCGGTATGTTTGGGAAAAGATTTCCTCTAACGCACGCAACGAGGCGTTGGATGCGCGTAACTATGCTCTAGCGGCAAGGGAAATTTTGAACCCGAATTACGACGCACTGGAACAGCGATTGAAAGGATCAGCGGCTCAAAAGACTGTTGCCACCGCAAAAAAGGTTGCCGTGGCAAAGAATCAGTTGGTGAAAAAATCAAGTATATGGTAGGTGACTATGGTGCGGAAAGAGCAAATAGAAGCTCGGTTGGCGAATGTAAATGCTCGACTAGAAATGTATTACAAGGCTGAGGCAGCTATATTGGAGGGGGCCCAATCATACCAGATGGGCAGCAGGCAAATTACTAGGGCCACTATTTTTCGGGTTCAGGAAGAGATAAGAGAGTTGGAAAAACGAAAAGAAGAACTTGAAAATGCTCTTGCTACATGTACAAATCCAAACAAACGAAAGTCATATCGAGTCCTATTTCGGGACCTATGAAAGGGTGATGTAAATTGTGAATATCGTTGACAAAACAATAGCATACTTCTCTCCTAACAGAGCCTTGAAACGTGAATTCGCGCGTGCAAGGCTCTCTTTGTTGCGAAAATTCACCAACAGCGGCTACTCGCACAGCGGGGCAAGCCGCAAAAAGAAGTCTATGCAAGGTTGGGACAGTACAAGCCGAAGCCCTCAGGAGGATATCGGCAGCAACTTGCGGCTACTGCGTGAGCGTTCACGCGACCTTTATATGGCGGGCGGAATCGCTACTGGAGCGATCAAAAAGAACCAGTCCAACATTCTCGGATCTGGGCTCACTTTAAAATGCCAACTCAATTACCGGATGCTCGGTCTGACTCCGGAACAGGCGAAAGACTGGGAGGAGCGGACCGAATTTGAATTCAATCTATGGGCGAGTTCTAAGATCGACAACACGGGACTGAATGATTTTTACGATGCCCAACGAGTTATGCTAACCGGTTGGCTGCTTAATGGCGATTCTCTTGCTGTGGTGAAGTATGCTGACGCATCCGAACGGTTGAATCCATACCGATTGCGCCTACACCTAATCGAGGCTGACCGATTGAACAATCCTGAAAATTACACGGGATATTATCCAATGCTTTTTACCGCAATGGGAGAATCCATTGATTTTACTTCTTATGTGGAGTTGCCTAACGGTGGAGCGATTCACAACGGCGTGGAGACGGATGCAAACGGAAAAGTCGTCGCATTTTGGATTAGCAACAAGTACCCGAACAGTCTAATTTCAATTAACAAGCCAATTCAGTGGGCCCGGGTCGAAGCGTTTAATCGAGTGTCCGGCTTGCCAAACGTACTGTTTGTCGTGGAACCGGAACGCGCGGAGCAATACCGTGGCGTTCCATACCTGGCTCCAGTAATCGAGCAGATTAAGCAGTTGAATCGATATATGGAAGCTGAGATCGCAGCGGCAATCGTAAACAGTTTCTTCACTGCGTTCATCACGACAAACGGTCCGACGAATGATATCCCATTCGGAGAGTCTGTTCCAGAAGATCAACGATTGAATTTGCCAATCGAAGAGCGTCTGGCAAGTTATGAGTTGGGACCTGGGACAATTAACGTTTTAGGTCGAGGTGAAAGCGTGCAATTCGGGGATCCGAAACACCCTGTATCAGGATTCGAGACTTTTACGAAAGCTATGGCGCAGCTCGCAGGCGCATCTCTGGATATGCCGTATGAAGTACTGTTGAGCGTGTTCAATTCCAGCTACTCGGCCAGCCGAGCCGCGTTGCTTCAAGCTTGGCGTGCTTTCCGTGATCGTCGTGACTGGTTTGCCCATGGTTTTTGCCAGCCCGTTTACGAGACGTGGCTTTTCGAGGCTGTGGCCACTGGACGCATCCAAGCTCCCGGATTTTTCACCGATCCGATCAGGCGAAAACTCTGGAGTCAAGCAATATGGATCGGTCCGAGCCCCGGGCAAATAGACCCGATCAAAGAAGTTCAGGCCGCGGTCATGCGAATCGCTCACGGCTTCAGCACGCACGAAAAAGAAACGTCCGAACTCACAGGGATGGACTGGGACACCAATGTTGATGTGCTGCGGCGTGAATGGGAGCAGAGAAGCGATTTGCCGCAAGCGTCCACATCAACGAGAGGAGGTGAACAAACAAATGCCGAAAGCAACGCCTAAGTTGAAATTCTGGAACATAGTCAATTCGAGCGAAGACGAAGCCGATTTGTACGTGTACGGTGAGATCGTCAATGGGGATAAGTGGATTTATGAGTTTTTTGGTATAGAAGCGACTGACCAGGTCGAATTCATCAAAGAGCTCAATGCGCTAGGTACAAAAAAGAATATCAACGTGTATATCAACAGCCCTGGTGGCGATGTATTCGCTGCACAAACGATCCACAATGTGCTCAAACGCAATCCCGCAAACATTACGGTGTACATCGACGGGATCGCGGCCAGTGCGGCCAGCATCATCGCCATGGCCGGAGACAAGGTCATCATGCCGATCAATGCTACCATGATGATTCATGATCCGATGTTAGGTTTAATGGGTTACTTCAATGCTACAGAACTTGGAGACATGAAAGATACGCTTGATCAGATTAAAAACAGCATCGTTGCCGCGTATATGACGAAAACGAAGCTCTCCGAAAAGGAGATCGCCAAGCTCATGAAAGACGAGACCTGGATGACAGGGAAACAGGCTGTCGAACTTGGCTTTGCTGATGAAGTGCTATATGACCAGTCTGTCGAAGTAGTGAACGTCGGCAAATATGCCATCATCAACTCGCTGAGTGTCGACATGAGCAAAATGAAACGAAATCCATTCATTCAACAAACGATTTTTGAAGGAGTGAAACAAAACATGGGAGACGTTCAAAATCAAAATCCTACTGTTCCTGCACAAGCAGCGCAGGCTCAGATTACAACGGAGCCACAACAAACAATTGTCGCGCCTGTTGTGGATTATGCCGCGCAGGAGCGTGAGCGTCTGAAAGCCATTGACGCGATCGCCGCCTACATCGATCCGGAGTTGGTCAACGAAGCGAAATACGGCCAGAATCCGTTGACGGCCGAGCAACTCGCTTTCCGTGCGATGAAAGAGGGCAAAATCATCAACTCCGGCCTATTCGAACAAGCTGTGATAGCAAACAAAGCGGCTGGAACTGAAGACGTTCAGGCACAAACTCTGCCACTGAACAACGACAAGGAACTCGATCTCAACAACATCAAGGACGTGAACGCAGTATTTGCTGCTTTCGCGGCTAACTCGCAGGCTCATCGGCCTCGGAATCTCAGAAGGGGGTAATGGATTATGACAAACATTTCGACCGAATTTGGTAGCGTTGAAAACCGTTCGTTTTTCGCTGGAACGGAAATCGCTGCACTGACGTCCTCGGTGACGCTTGCAGCCGGCCAAGGCGTGCTTCGGAAAGGAGCTGTTTTGGGGAAAGTCACAGCAGACGGAAAATACAAACTGGTTGACAAGGCGGCCACTGACGGTAGTGAGAAAGCCAGTGTGGTCCTTGCAACTGAGACTGTGGACACCACTGGCGGAGATCAGGAAGTTGTCGTCTACACTCAAGGCATTTTTAACTACGACGCCTTGTATGTGGCTGCCGGTGACACAGTCAAAGCACACGAGGAAGAACTGCGTCTCGGCAATATCTATTTCAAAACGGATTTCTAAGAGAGGGTGAAGTTGAATATGAAAGTAAGACAAAGTGCTGTCGTGAACTACATCCATAGCAACGGTTTTAATCGCCCTATAAATGCTGCACAGGGTGGTAACGTGAACATCTACACGCCGCAAACCATGTCCCGTCCGTTTGTCAAACGGATGCCGGTCACCACATTTATGCGTGATACATTCTTCCCTAGTTACACGACATTCCCTACCAAGCATGTATTAATGGATTTCTACAAGAATAAGCAGCGTGTCGCTCCATTTGTGGCAGAAGGTTCGCGGCCGATCAATATCCGACGTGACGGATACAGAACGGAAGTATACACACCGCCGTTCATCAACATTTCCAAGCCGTTCGACGTGGATCTGTTGCAAGCAAGGCTTCCTGGCGAGAGCGTGTTCAACAGTGGTATTACGCCGGAGGATCGCGCCTTGTTGCTGATGCAAAACGACTACAACGAACTCGACGATATGGTTGTACGTCGCGAAGAGGTCATGCTTTCCGAACTGATGCAAACCGGGGTTGTGACCGTGACCGGTTACGTGGACGATTCGGCTACACAGGTGCGTACTGATACGATCGATTTCGGATTCGAAAACATCATTAATCTGACTGGTTCGGAGCAATGGAATCAATCAGGTGCAGATCCGTACGCCAATCTGGAGGAAGCCGCCAATTTGGTTCGCCAGGGAGGGTACAATCCAGAAGTAGCCGTTTTGGGTGAAGAAGCAGCGCGTAGGCTGTTGCAAAATGAGAAAATCATCAAGCTGCTCGATGTTCGCAATGCTTATTTCGGCGAATACAACCCGCAGTTGAATTTGCAAAATGGCAACGGGTACGCTTACCTCGGTCGCCTGGCTGGCATCGGCGTCGATCTGTATCAGTACCTTGCATGGTACTACGACGAGACAACGGATAGCCTTAAACCGTACATCGAGCCAAACAAGGTGATTGTCGGAGCGCGGGACCTCGGCGAAATGCTGTATGGCGCTATCACGTTGATTCCAGAGGACAGCATTAATTTCGTCACGGTTGAGGCGCCTCGTGTGTCCAAAGTGACGGTTAACCGCGATTCGGACACGAAATCGCTGGTACTCAAATCCCGTCCGATTCCAAAGCCATTCGATCTCGCGTCCTGGGCTGTCATCAATACAATAACTTCATAAGAGGGAGATGACTGCGAATGAGATATGAAGTCATACGCGGTTATGTTCGGCATAAGGGAGTCCTATATCGTAAGGGCTCCGTTTTTGATGCCGACGAAAACGAAATGAAGTCTCTCATCCGTAAAGGGATAGTTATCTCGATCACAGAATCGGATGACGTTTCTGCACCCCAAGAAGACGGGGAGACACAGAAGTCGAGGGGTTCTGCAAGATCGAGAAGGGCGGCAAAGTCGGGGAAAGCGGTAGAGTCAACGACCTCTGCAGAGACGGAAGAAGATTCGGACGGCTCAGAGGATACAAATGAAGATTTGGGCGACAATGCTATTCCGGATCTCGATGCTGACGAACTGATCGTCGACGCGGAATAGGCGCAAAATCTATAGAGGGCAATTCAGAGCGATGAAATTCAAAGACTACGCGACTCAGGATTTAGCGAAGGTATTCTTTAACCCGGACGAGTTTTGCGAGACTGTGATAATAGATGGGCAGACCAAAGTCGTTTATATCGATCAGGATGAGCTGAAAAAACGGGTAGAAGAATATGGCGGAATAACAACCGGGATGATTTTGTATTACATCCCGGTTTCTGAATATGGTTCGAAGGTTCCGCGGGTGGGGGAAACCCAAATTTTTAAAAACAAGCTCATGTACATTGAAGATGTTAAAGAGAACGCTGGTGTATATGAGATCACTCTCAATCAAAACCGGGGTGAGAGATGTGGGAAGTAAGGTATTAATCGACACCTCTCAAATTAACAAGATTGTAGAGGGGCTTGCAGGTTTTGAAAAACAAATGCCGGGTGCTTTCGTGTCTGCGGTCAATCGAACGATGGACCATGTTTATACTCGTATTGGGCGGAGCGTGACGAAATACTATAACGTTACGCAAAAGGAAATTAAAAGCTCTATGACAAAAAATAAAGCCACTTTCAGCCGCCCACGAGCATATATCCGTATTCGCAGCCGTCGATTCACACTTGCCCGTTTTCTCCCCGGTGGTTTGGGATCGAAATCGAAAGTTGCAAAAGTAAAGATCAAAAAGTCTGCTGGATACAAGATGGTTGGCGGCAATCCAAGAGCATTCCCTCAAAAGTCGCCAGATGGGAACACTCACATTTTCCGCAGACAAAGAAAAAGCCGGTATCCGATTGACGTGTTGCGGACGATTTCCCCGACCCAAATGGTTGAGAATCTGGACGTCATGGACGAGATCCAAGCTGAGGCGAACAAGAAGCTGGCCGAGCGGATTGAACATGAAATCGAGTATCGGTTGAAGAAGGTGGGCGCCAAATGATCGATAACGTTATTTTGGAATCGATTCAGTCATTTTGCGAGCAGCACGTTAGCCCGAAAATCAAGCTGATGGTGCCCAATGACGACGATATCAGGGAATACCGGCTTATGCACCCGAACGTGTTCATTGGTTGGCTACCACCACCGAATCAGCTGGACGATGTGCCGATGCAATTTCCGGATGGGTTTAAAAGCGCGATCCCAGCCATAGTAATCGGAATGGACGAAGGTGAGGACGACGGAAACGATGCAGGAATCAATATCCGCATCACATTCGTCGTTTACAATCCCGGTCTGTACCCGAAGCCGGGCGTCCTGATCCCTGATTTCAAGGGATACCAAGATCTGCTTAATCTGATCTTCATCTGCCGGCAGCAGCTCGCCTCCATGTATATCATCGATGGCGGCAAAACAGCCGCGCAAAAGCCGTTCCGATGGGGGATGTATCAACAGCAACCAGTTGGTTATTGGGTTGGTTGGCTCACGTTTCGGGCAACAGCTGCCAATCTCCCTTATATTGAACGAACTGATTATATTCTTGATTAAGAAAGGGCGTGATAATTAATGCCTTATATGCACGGTGTTTATGGTGTGCAGGTGCCTACTACGGATACACTGCCACCGGCTGGAGTTGCAACTTTACCAGTATATATAGGGACAGCCCCTGTTCAACTATTGGAGAATCCCGAAAAAGCAATTAACGTGCCGATTCTCGTTAATAGTTTTGAAGAAGCGAAGGCGAAGATTGGGTATTCTGACGATTGGGAGACTTTCACTTTATGTGAGGCTGTCTACGCTCACTTCAAAAACCGGATTCAGCCTATGGGTCCTATCGTGCTGATCAACATCATGGATCCGGAAGTGCATTCGTCGCCAAGTACGGCATCCGTGCCGATCGTGAATGGCGTCGGTTATCTGGATGAACCTGCCGTCCTTGACACCATCGCCATTATCGGCAAAGATCAGGGAGTTGATTACAAGACTGAATATACGACAGATGGACGCGTGAAAATCACTGCTTTGCCAAACAAGACGCTTCCTAATCCGGTAGATGTGACGTTTAACAAGATGGACGTAACCGAAGTCACAAATGCAGATATTATTGGCGGAAATGTTGACGGTGTGCGCACAGGCATCGCTGTTGTCGATCTTGTCTATCAAACATATAACATGATTCCGACGATTCTTGCTGCGCCTGGTTGGTCCCATATTAAAGAGATCAAAGAGGCTTTGGTGGAAAAATCGCAAAAAATCAATGGTCATTGGGATGCACTTGTGGTGGCCGACCTGAACAGCAGTGCGGCAACGATTTCTGCTGCAATCGCATGGAAAGAAGAAAACGGGTACACGGACATCGGATTGAAAGTCGGCTGGCCCAAAGCCAAAAGCGCAGGGCGCATGTTCTGGGCATCAACGCTCACTGTGTTGCGTATGCAACAAACTGATGCGATGAATGGCAATACCCCGCATGTTTCTCCTTCGAACAAACAAGTAGATATCACTTCTACTGTGCTGGCCGATGGTGAGATCCATTTTGATGAAGTTCAAGCCAACGAACTGAATCAACATGGAATTACAACGTTTACTTTCCGTGGAGGCATTTGGGTATTATGGGGTCCGCATAATGCGAACTATGAATATGGTGCTGAGATCGACCCTAAAAATGTGTTTGATGCGAGCATTCGGATGATGATGTATCTGACGAATTCGTTCCAAGCTCGTTACATGGTGGACGTAGATGGGCCGCTTACACGGAGTAAGGTAGATACCATTCTCAATGATGCGGGTACATGGCTCAATAGCCTGGTTGCTGATGGCAAATTGCTGTATGGTCAGATCGGTTTTAATGAGACAAGCAATCCGACCAGTTCGATTGTCGAAGGTGATTTCGTATTTGATATCCAGACAACGACAACGCCTGTAGCGAAATCGTTGACTTTCAAAGTACAGTACACCACGCAAGGGATTAATACCTTATTCGGAGGTGAGTCATAATGCCGAAAATCACTAACAAAACGGTCCAATATAAGCTTAAAGCGACAGATCAATCGGGGAATTTGGTATTGATCGATGACTCATCCGACCTCCAACTCCCCAGCATTGAAAAGTTGACGGACACGATCAAGGGTGCAGGCATCATGGGTGAGGTCGATATGCCTACATTTGGTCAGATCGGCAGTATGACATTCACCGTCAACAATCGAGCAGACAATCCGCAATATGCAATCCTTTCTCGTCCTGGTGAAATCAAGTTCGAGGTAGTCTGGGTCACGGATGTTTTCGACTCAAATCAGGTACGTGTCGGACTTCAACAGAACAAGGTATTCATGACCGGGGTGAACAAAAAATACGATATGGGAAAATTGGAAGTGAATGCTGGTGCGGATGGTAGCAGCGAGTTTGAAATCTATCACCTCCGTAAGGTTGTAGATGGAAAAGAGGTCCTGCTGATCGACAAATTCAATTACAAATACGTCATCAATGGCGTCGATTATATGGCCGCTTTGAGAACAGCTCTGCAATAGAGCTGTTCTTTTATTAAGTTTGAAGGAGAGATGAAAATGCAAGTTTTGAAACTGAGTAAACCGATTGATATTAACGGGGAGCAAGTAACTGAGCTTCCGTATAACTTTGAGGATTTGACGGCACGCGATAAGACTGAAGCTACAAAAGCTTATAAAAAAGCCGGCAATGTAGTTTCTGTCCAGGAGTTGGATCCAGATTATCATTTGTATCTGTTTGCGGCAGCCGTGCGGAAAGCAAACGCGTCTATTGAAATTGATGATGTTCTACGTATGAGTGCAAAGGACGCATCGAAAGCCGAGGCACTTGTCCGAGATTTTTTCTTCATCAGTTCGGAGGAATAATCACCGACGAGTACATTGAAAAATGCATAACCCAGATCGTGTTCAACCATTTTGGTACGAGAACAGAATGTATGAACATGAGCCTGATTGAGTTTATCAGTTTTTATGAATCACTGGCTGATTTGGCGGAACGTCAACGGAAGGAGGTCGATCTAAACCGTGGCAAGTAAAAAGGAACTGGAAGCGCTGATTATTCTAGCTGGAAAGATTGATCCAAGTTTGAAAAATGCGATTAACACAGCTGCTAAGCAGACTAGAGAACTGAACAAAGAAACGAGTTTTTTTGGAAGGATCGCAACCAGCGCATGGGATAAAGTGAAAACGAGCGTTGCTATAGGCACCGCGGCCATCGGTGCAGCTCTTACTGTGACCGCAAAAAAGGGGCTCGACCTTGCTTCCGATCTGACGGAAGTTCAAAACGTGGTAGATGTTACATTCGGTCAGGATGCCCAGAAAATAAATGAATGGTCAAAAACCGCTCTCAAAGCATACGGATTATCCGAGTTATCTGCTAAACGGTATGCAAGCACACTTGGAGCGATGATGAAGAGTTCTGGTGTGTCCAATAAGCATCTTGTCACGATGAGTAAAAATTTAACTGCTTTGGCTGGAGACTTCGCTTCATTCTATAACTTAGATGCCGCTGATGCTTTCGAAAAGATTAAGGCCGGTATTGCAGGCGAAACGGAACCATTGAAAGCTCTAGGTATTAATATGACCGTTGCGAACTTGGAAGCATATGCGCTGTCCAAGGGGATTAAAACCGCATATGAAAAGATGAGCCAAGCAGACCAAGTGTTGTTGCGATACAATTATTTGCTAGAGATGAGTAAAGATGCCCAATGGGACTTTGCGCGAACGCAGAACAGTTTTGCCAACCAACAGCGGATATTCGGTGAGAGTTTCAAACAATTATCTGCCAAAATCATGAGTGCTGCTCTCCCGGCTTTTACTAGACTTTATCAAAAAGCCAACCAACTCATCGATAGTTTCATGAACAGTCCGGAAAAGGTACAAAAATTCCAAAACACCATCAGTAATGTGGTGGATAAGATAGTTGCCGCCATTCCTACAGCAATTCGCGTTGCATCGAATTTTGGTGCAGCTTTAGTAACCATCTTTAGCATTGCATCAAAGGTTTTCCGATTTATATATGACAATTGGAGCTTAATCAAACCTATAATCATCGGCATCGTGGGAGCGATGTTGCTATGGAAAACTACCTTGGGAATTATCTCGGTGTATGAATCAGCCACTAAACTAGCCACTATTGCTCAAAAAATGTTCAGCATAACTAAGATGAAAGATGCCGCAATCACACTCTATTTGCAGTCGCTTTATATTAAGGACGCTATCGTAAAAGGAGCGAGCACAGCTGCGACCTGGACTATGACTGCTGCGACAAAAGTGTGGAATGTGACCGCAAAAATTGCGGCTTTCGCAACTAGAGCTTTTGGAGTAGCCATAAGATTTCTCACTGGACCTATTGGTTTAGTCATTATGGCAATCGCAGGATTGGTTGCTGCAGCAATAATGTTATGGAAGAATTGGGACCAAGTTTCGTCATGGGTCGTAGGCATTTGGCAAAATTACGTATTGCCTTTCTTTCAAGGTATTGGCAGTTGGTTTGCGAATCTGTGGTCTGGATTGGTAGCAGGATTTCAAAATGCCTGGTCAGGTATATCTTCATGGTTTACTTCTTTATTTGATGGAATTTTTGGTATCCTAAAAGGATTTGTGAACACAGCGATAAAGGGAATAAATTACCTAATTAAAGGTTTGAACAAAATCAATATCAAGGTCCCTGATTGGGTGCCTGGTATTGGTGGTAAAGAATTTGGGATCCACATTCCTGAGATTCCGACATTCGCTCGCGGTGGTCTGGCTACACAACCATCTATCTTTGGTGAAGCCGGTCCAGAAATGGCGATCCCGATTAAACGCACACCCAGGAGCCTTGGATTGCTTAACCAGACTGCGCGGATGCTTGGTGTTGAGCCGATGGGTGGCGGAAGTCCGCAATTTATTTTCGCTCCGGTGATTAATGGTGGTAGCAGTGCGGAAATAGAGTCAAAATTGAGAAGCATTGCTGACGATATGTTTGCGCAGTTTGATGCTTGGTGGGAAGCAAAAAGGAGGGAGAGCTTTGCCTAATCGATACTATGAGTACATTACGTTGGGCGGTGATACATTCGATAGCATTGCTCTGGATTTTTATAATAATGAAAAACTCTCCTCAGTGATCATACAAGCAAATCCGGAATATCGAAAGGTTTTGATTTTCCAGGGCGGGGAAACACTTAAAATTCCAATCATTGAACAAACGGCTCCATCATCGCTCCCTCCATGGAAGAGGGGATCCGCATGAACATTCTCTATAATGGTGTGGACATTACGTCATCCGTTCAGCCGATAACCTTAAGACTCAAGGATAATGCCGGAGGCGTTCCGGATAGCATAACGGCTGTATTTTCTGATACAGATGGACTTTGGAGTCAATGGAAACCTGCCAAAAATGACACACTCCAAATAAAGCATGAAGGATTTGACACCGGTGTCATGTACATTGATGAGCTGTCGCAAAGCGCATGGGTGTTCGGTCTGAAAGCTTTATCGATCCCGCAGCCGAGCAAAACAGCAAGATCGCAAGGGTGGGAAAACGTCCGTTTTATGGAGATCGTGACAGAGATTGCAGGACGATATGGTTTTAGAGTTCAAACATATAACGTAGTTAATCATTTATATGAGCGTGTGGATCAGTTAGAGGAAGCAGATTTTGCTTTCCTAGCCTATCGCTGTATGTTGGAAGGTTACGCTCTCAAAATCAACGATCGCAATATAGTCATATATGACGAAGCAAAAGAAGAACAAAAGACTGCAGATACTAAACTGGGGACCATCTTTCAGAATGACATAAATGGGGAATTCGAGTTCACAGATAAGTCCACAGATGTTTATCAAAAGTGCATTGTTCAAAGCCAAACTTTAAATGGTTATATCGAAGGCGAATACACTGCTGATGGCATTTACGGTCCAACGCTCAAACGAAAGGTATTTGCGACGAATCAAGCCGAAGCAAACCGGTGGGCGAAAGGGATCCTCCGCAATCATAACAAGCACATGGTGACTGGAGTCCTCACAATTAATCTAAACACCAACTATGCAGCAGGATCATGCGTCAACGTACTGGGTATTGGCATGTTCGACGGCAAGTATTATATCGACAGTCTCGTTCACGATCTGCTTAATAACAGAACAAGATTGACGTTACGAAGGCCATTGGAGGGGTACTGAATGATTCGGAAGGGACAAGTGAGCTCGATTGACACAAACAAGTGCACTGCGCGTGTCACTTTCAGAGATATGGACAACGTCGTGACAGCTGATATTCCATATGCCAAAAATGTGACGATTAACATCAATGATTTTGTTGCGGTAGTATTTTTCTCCGCAAATATGAGTGATGGTCTGATCATCTCGGCATTTAGTTAGGGGGGGCGGTACCATGCCGATTGCGTCATTCCGTGGGAAGGTATTCCAAGTCAGTTCCAACCGAAAATATACATTTTCAGGGTTGGAGTGGAATAGTAGCTTGGAAACCGAAGCGCAGGAAAAACTGAAAGACAAGCCAAGCACATATATCAAAGGTGAATCGCTCAATACGATGACTTTCGAGATCCCTCTCAGGGCGGACTTTGGCATAGACGTTCGGTTGGAAATAGAATCGTGGGAAGCGATCAAGTCCAGTACTAAACCGGATATTTTCATTCTTGGAACCAAACCGCTTGGCAAAAACAAATGGTTGTTGAAGTCGGTCGCCGTCAGCAATGTAGAGATTGATAATACGGGTCGAATCCTAAGAGCGATGCTCAAATTGGATTTTGAGGAGTACATTCGCGCAGGGAAAGCTCAAAGTAACAATAGTAGTCTAGCAAATGCAAGTTCATCAGGTTTAAACCTTCCACCGAGCAATTATATCTATGACCCACCTAACAAAGCAGAGGAAAAAAGAAATAATCCAAACGTAATGATGGCAAGACGAAATGAAAGAGAGGATTAGGGTTATGGAAGTCGTAATCGTTTCATCGGAAACCCCTAATCTGGATTGGGGTGCGCGTGGCGTTGCGGAGATCTCACAGAACGTGTTCACCTTAATTAACACTTTTAAATACGAAGTTGCTTATGATCGAACGCTTGGGATAAGAAGAGACTTTGTTGACGCGCCACTTCTGGAAGCAATATCCCTAATCACATCACAAATCTATACAGTGATCGAAGAACGGGAGCCGCGGGCAACCGTAAAAGAAGTTACGTTTTTGGGGTTGACGGAGGACGGAGAGTTGAATTTTAAGGTGGTGATCGAAATATGAGTGATTTTCAACCCATTCAGTTTGTCGATGCGGATGCGCAGCGCATTGAACAAGAATTGATAGACGCCTTTCAGAAAATGACAGGGCAATTTCTTTATCCTGGTGATCCCCGACGCATCTTCTTGCTGCAGTTACTTCCGGTACTCGTCGCCTTGAAAAACGACATCAATTATACCGGAAATCAGAACCTCCTTCCGTTTGCAGAAGGTGATGTTCTTGATGCTCTGGGAGAGAGGATCGGTGTGCCGCGGCTTGAAGCGCAACCTGCGCAGGTGACATTGCGGTTCACTCTATCGTCGATCCAACCGAGTACAGTGACAATACCAGCTGGAACGCGAGTGACGCCTGATGGCGTCATTTATTTTGCCACGATTACTGATCTGAATATTGTTCCAGGTGAAACGATGGGCGATGTGGTTGCAAAATCGACAGCGGGCGGTCAAAAGTATAACGGTTTCGTGGCCGGACAAATCAACAACATTGTTGACCCGATCCCATTTGTCACAAGCGTTACCAACATTGATACCAGTACAGGCGGTGCCGATCGAGAAAGCGATGATGCATATCGTGAAAGGCAGCGGATCGCTCCGTCGTCGTTCAGCGTAGCTGGGCCGACCAACGCCTATGTGTTTTTTGCGAAGAGCGCGGACGTCAACATTGCCGATGTGGCCGTGACATCACCGAATCCGGGAGAAGTGAACGTTTACGTCCTCATGAAGAATGGAGCACTTCCGGACCAATCCGTTTTAGATAAAGTCCTCGCCGAAGTTAATGCTGATGATCGTCGACCCTTGACTGATTATGTACAAGTGCTTGTACCGAATTTGGTCAACTATGACATTGACGTGACCTATTACATCAGTGCGGAGCGGTCAACAGAAGAAGCTGCGATCCGTGCGGCTATCGAGAACACAGGGGGAGCCATCGATCAGTACGAAGCCTGGCAACATGCGAAGCTGGGGCGGGCGATTACGCCGGATGATTTACTTGCCAGAATGTACGCAGCCGGCGCTTATCGGGTCGTCATTACGTCCCCCAACTATACGGTTATCAATCCGAATGAGGTCGCTTTTCGGAACCTTAAAACCGTCACTTATGGGGGCCTGATATGATGGATCTTACCAATTTGGATCTCCTCAAACTTCAAACGAAATTCATGCAGAATAACCAGGACGTGCAAGGTTTCTCCGCGGCACTTAACGATCAGTTTCGCCAATTGGCGGAGGAGATACAAGGCATACTGACGTACGCCCGAATCGACGAGTTGCCGGAAGAAATCCTGGATATTTTAGCGTGGCAATTTAATATCGATTGGTATGATGCGAAGAGCTCGATCGAAGTCAAGCGGCAAGCGGTTAAAGACGCTCTGGTTGTGAGCCGAATCAGAGGTACGCCAGCTGCTGTACAGCGGGTTGTTGAAATTTATTTTGGTGACGGCCGCGTTGAAGAGTGGTTTGAATATGGTGGACAACCATATCATTTCCGTGTTGTCACGAATAACCCTGCAGCGACAAATGAGCAAGCCGCTTTGTTAGCGATGGCAGTAAATTCAGTGAAAAATCTTCGTTCCAGACTCGAATCGGTGGTTATTGAGTCGACTGAAAATATGGATCTTTACACAGGTTTCGTTCTTCACACGGGGGACAATTTAACAATCAGGCAGGTGGTATAGATGGGGGCATTTGGAGGACTAATCATCACAAATAAAGGCCGTGCTCTTCAGGCAAAAGCGCAGACGGGCGTACGATTGAATTTTACTCGCATTGGTGTTGGTGACGGCAACCTCGGCGGCCAATTAATCCCTGATTTAAATGGATTGATTAGCGAAAAAAAATCACTTGCGATCACCAAGCTTAAAACTCAAGCGGGTGGAAAAGCCGTCGTCGGTGCTGTCTTATCCAACCAAGAAATAACGACCGGATTTTATTTCCGAGAGATCGGGGTTTTTGCACAAGACCCGGATGTAGGGGAAATCCTGTATTGTTATGGCAATGCTGGGTCAGGTGCAGAGTACATTCCAGCCGGCGGTGGTCCGGATGTGATTGAGAAAAACATTGATATTATCACCCTGGTGGGAAATGCTCCAAACGTGAGCGCTGTCTTGGATAGCTCGATGGTAGTTGTTTCAAAGGCCGATTTTGATAGCCATGTGAATGACAAAAACAACCCGCATAACGTAACAGCTGCACAAATTGGAGCTGAAACGCCAGCCGGAGCTCAAGCCAAAATCGATGCTCACGAAGCAAAGCCTGATCCGCATCCTCAGTATCTATTAGCTACTGAAGCACCAGTAAAAACGGTAAACGAAAAATCTGGTGATGTGGTGCTGACGGCAGCGGACGTTGGAGCCGAAACCCCCGCAGGAGCGCAGGCGAAAGTAGATACGCACAAAGGGGATTATGTATCACACGTGCCCTACGCCGTCGCCACTGGCTCCGCAAATGCTTATGCAGTAACGCTGAATCCAGCGCCAACCGCATATGTAGAAGGTATGGCTTTGGCCGTGAAGATAAACGTACAGAACACCGGAGCATCTACGCTAAACGTAAACGGATTGGGAGCAAAGCCGATCAAGAAAGCAAACGGAAACGATGTAGCTGCAGGGAATTTAAAGGCAGGAGGAATCTATACTCTCAGGTTTGACGGAGTAAATTTTATCTTACAGGGTGAAGGGGGTGAGTATGGAACTGCTGGACCCGCACAAGTTCTGACAGGATACACTATTGGTACAGAGAACGGTATTGTAAGTGGAACAATGCCAAACCGAGGAAACGTCGGCACAATAAATTTAACATCAAAAGGCGCAAGCTACACAATTCCCGCTGGATATCACAACGGAAATGGAAAAGTGGTAGCAACCTATGATGAAAGAGAATTTGCTAGTGGGGAAACTAGTGTAAACCAGAATATAGGATATGCAAACACAGAAATACTTATACCTATACCTGTTAGTTTCAACCCCAAGCATATCTATGTCAGTGTATTCCCTGATATACAAGCTGGAGGACAAGTACCTATAACAATGAAATTGCAAGGAGCGATAAAATCAGAGGGTATGAGTGGATTAACATTTTGGGTTCCTTCATGGCAAGACTATTCGGGAGTTATTTCACGTGTTAATTTACAACTTAGTGGAGATAAAATTGTACGATTGTTTTGGAATGGTACGATTAATTACTATCATTATATCGAAAAAATACAATGGGTCGCAGTTGGTTGATAAAAAAGGAGGGCTAATATGTCAATAAAACTAATTATATACGATAATGAAGGATATATTTTGTCTATACAAAGCGGAAATCCAACCCCACGAGAACCTGTTGGAGTACCGTTTATGTGGGTTGAGACACCACCAAATAAGACAGTCACAAGTATAAATGTATCAGTGACACCTCATCAACCTGTTTTTGAAGATATTCCACCAACAGAGATCGACTTACTTAACCAAAAATTAGTAGAACAAGAACAAGCAATTCTCGAACTCACAATGGCATTAGCATCTCTCCAAGGAGGTAATGCTTAATGACATTTAACGAAAATTCTGCATTAGTAAAGATTTGGGTGCGCAACGTGCAAGAAGGTAACTATACTAGAGAACAAGTTCCAAATCTATTTAATTTACGTGACGTAGTTTATAGCATCTTAGATGAACAATAAGAACAAGGTGCTCATAACCTAGTACGTGTAAGGGCTTTATTTTTAATATGAGAGGGTGTGAAAATAAGAAAAACAAATATTTATGAAGGAAAAGTTATATAATCCCCGAAACTATAAATTAAGTTTATTTAGGGGGGATTAAGATGTTAAGTATTGATAAAAAAACATTTTTTAGTCAGCGAAAATTACCTAATAAAAGTTATTATTATTCTTACAATGGGAAAAACTATGAAATTCCTATTGATTATGTGATTAGCTCGATTAATAAAGATGAAGAAAAGTGCCTCTTTCTATTAAATGAACTAAAGGCGACTGATGATTTTATTATAAATGTATACTTACAGGATCTAGCAGATGAATGCATGCAAAGATATATTAGAAGTAATCTAATGCAGGAAATCAAACACAGCCTGATTGATAAACGTGAAAGTTATAAATTCACTTTGACTGATGAAATGGGTGAACATGAGTACATTGCATATATAGACGAAGATGGAAGATATCACGTAAATAAGATCGAAAAAGTAGGCATTTATGCAGGATGGGCAAGGTTTAGCAGATTTTACGAACAATTATCCGGATTATTAGAACGTCATAATTTTAATATTACAAGAATTGAAAACCCAGAAGCAGGACAATAAATGTTCAACAACTAATATTTATCAACACAAACTCATAAAAACTATCTAAAACACCGAGCCGATCGGTGTTTTTTATTTGTCACGAAAGGGTGAGGGTGAATGAGTGAACTTGAGATGAGCCGAATGCTATCGGATATCCGGGAGCGTATCGCTCGGGTAGAGGCAAAGATTGATTCAATGACAGACGTGAGGTCAACTGCGGAAGATGCAAAGGAGATCGCGCAAGAAGCTCTACAAAGCACCAAGTCTGCACATCACCGGATCGATAAAATTGACAAGATCATATTCTGGCTCGGCACTACGGTGATAGGCGCTGTCATCACTGGGATTATCGCATTTTGGGTGAAGGGGGTGTAAGAATGAAATATACCGTAGACCACATTCCATGCACCACTCCTTATCAGCGTCGTCCTGGCATCCCCATGACTCCAACCACGATCACGATCCACAACACGGGGAATCCAACATCTACCGCGCGAAATGAGCGGAATTGGCTGACCAACCCGTCCAATGACCGCCAGGCATCTTTTCATATTGTTGTCGATGAAAAAGAGGCCATTGAATGCCTTCCTTTGAATGAAGTTGCCTGGCATGCGGGAGATGGGAGAAGAGCAGGTGGAGGGAATATGGCTTCAATATCAATCGAGATCTGCGAATCTGGAGACTATGCCAAGACTCTGGAAAATGCCGCAGACTTGGCGGCAAGGTTGCTTCGTGAACGAGGCTGGGGAGTAGATCGGCTCCGCAGACACTACGATTGGAGTGGAAAGATATGCCCGCGGCTCATGTATGACGGAGGATCTTGGGCAGGGTGGGAAAGGTTTAAGCAGATGGCGGCTGAAAGGTTGAAACCGCAGGAGGAAAAACCAAAAGAGGAGGGTGAAGATAAGTTGGAACTTTCAGATTGGATGTGGGATGAACTGGTTAAGGAGCTGGAGCAGCTCTTGAAGGATGAAGTTATCACGGACAAGCAATGGGTGGAGAAGGCCAAAAAGAAGCAGCTTAGTGTGTCTGAATTGACTTGGCTAAATACGATCGTTGCAAGAAGATTAGCCATCAGAAAAGGAGTGATCATCTAATGGAAAATGTTCTCGTTGTCATGAGCGTGTTAGTGCCCATCATCGCCGGTCTAACTCAAGTGGTTAAGCAGTATGTGAGAGAGAAATACTACGCGCTGATTCCTGTGCTGATCGGCCTAGTCCTTGGCCCGGCATATGTGGTATTCTCACCAGAATTGTCCGTGTGGGAATTGTTGTGGGCTGGAGGCTTGGCGGGGCTTGCTGCTGGTGGCTTTTACTCCGTGCAGAATGTGCGGAATAGATAGTAAATTGAGCCCTTCGACTAGTGTATTCGAAGGGCTATTTTGTTTATTTTCTCATAAATATGTTAAAGATGGTAAAAGTTTAGAAGTTATATATTGACAGGTGGAGAATTTAATGTTAAATATATTTAAGAATATTAAGAAAAATTACCGTCAATTTTTAATTGAAGAAGGAGTGAAATATCAAACTATGCCGAAATTTGAGGTTGACGCTGTATATGAAGAGGATCTTGAAATTTTTTTAAACTCTATAGGCATCTTAGATTCATTAAATGATGGATATCTAAAATGTGAATTTTGTAACGAAACGGTAACACTTGAGAATTTAATATCTGTTTATCCTTATAAAGAGGAAATCAAACTATGCTGCAATAAACCTAATTGTTACCATTCATTAATAAAAAGAGGAATATAACTCATGGTTGGATTAGTAAATGAACTCCCTCCTCAGGTATCGAATGCTTTCTCTTGGTGGGAATTTTTTAAATCAATTCCTGTTTTAGATTATTGGTGGGTAATTCCGGTAGCTATTGTAATTTGGGCTATTGGTGGCAAGGATTCATTTGATAGGTTTCGCTTGTTTTTATTTTCTATAGTGCCGTTCTACAAATGGATTCGGAGACGTATTGTAAAAGGTAAATTTGAAACCGTTATCTATCAAGAAAGCAAAAAGTTGATGGAAGAAATTGGACAGGATGTAATACCATTCGAACCACATATTAATTGGGTCAAGGACTTAAGTAAGGATGCATTTATAAAGAAAAACAAAGTAGTTCTCCGATTAAATTACCATGATGATAATAGTCGTACACTTGTAGCTGCAACTCTTGGTTTTGTTCGCCAAGGTTTACTGACATCTGCAAAACAATATTTACCAGAAGAAATACTAGAATCATCAAACTTGCTAGTAACCAAACGATTAGTGGAAAAATTAGACAGTAATGCTTTAAATTATCTACATACTGAAATATTAATCCCACTTTTCAAAGAAAAACCAGAAGTAAAAGAAAAATTCGATGATTTAGTGGCACTAGATAATAACTCAATGTTCACGCAGATTCTTCTTCCAGAACTAATAGAAATGGGTAATTTATTATTCCCGCGTATAGAGAAAACTGGATTATTATACGAAGAAGTAACTGGCCTTATTAATTTCCTACATAGAATTGCTACGAGAGAAAAAGATGAAGAGGTTCCCCTAGAATATAGAACTAGATTATTTAGCCTTCTAGTTGTTATAGTAGCAAAAGATGAAAAAATAGCCATTCAAGGTACTCAGCCGTATATTAAAGCTGTTAATATTGGCTTAAGACAAGGAATAAAAAATATATATCTATTATCAAGAGGGCATAAAAGAAAGGACGCAGAAAGGATTGCTTCACATTTTAAAGGCCAGGATAGCGTTGCTTCGGTATCACTTAGAAAAGGTACATATCTACATCCTGAAGATTTGCAAATAATAGATTGTTTATGCGTACAGATTAGATCGAAACAGATGATTCCTGCAAGAAGAAGTTATGCATAATCGAGTTATTGATAAATGAAGTAAATTTATCCTAGTCATCAGACTAGGTTTTTTATTTTCTTCCAAAAACACTCCAACATTTCCCCTCTTGCATACAGAACTATTGTTCGCATATAATAAGAACAAACGTTCTGTATGGAGTGATCCTCATGAACCGCGAACTCCAGAGATATATGATGATCGGCAACCCCATTGAACTCATTTATTTGGACTCGCACAACCGCATATATTGGATAGCGATAGAAGATATAATCTCAATAAAAATACAACACTAATTTAATGATTTATGGTAATATATTCTAGTAATATTACCATAAGGGGGATATAAATGAAAAAATTACTTATTTTAGCTACTATGATGCTCGCAATGTTTTTTTTACTGTTAGGTTGCTCTAATGACCAAAGCAAAAATGATTCTGGAACTGCGACAGATGTACCCACAGCGAATACTTCAGAAGAACAAGGAGGAAATCAAACATCAAAAGGTCTTGAAGGAATCGTCGACACTTTTAAAGAAGCTGGAATGACCGTTGGGGACTATCAAACCATTGCATTTGATATGATTGGAGCTAAAGACGGAAGGAAGTTTGAACTCAATGGATCCTTGATTGAAATATACGAGTTTGATCCAAATAATTTAACCGAAGATGGAAAGAAAATTTACGATTCAGCGACAAATAACGGTACGTTCGAGATGTCTGGTTTTCAGGTTCCGTGTGTAATGAATGGAAATTACATGCTCGTCAGAGCAGATGAGCATCCAGATAAAGATAAGATTATTGAAATTTTTAAAAGCTATAAGTAATAACTTTATTGTAAATAAGCCTAGTCTAAACTTGACTAGGCTTTTAACATTCCTAAAAACTCTTCAACATTTTTAGTTTGGATGATTCGAAACGGTTTCTTATCGAAGCGATACTGAGCTTCCCCTATAATCCATACATTTGGAAAGTACTTTTTATCTCTTGGCTGCCATGCCTCCAGTTTCCATTCATCGGAGTAAAAGTAAGATTCGTATCTAGCCATCTTCTCTTTCATTTGACGATCTGAATATGTTGTTTTCTGTATCTCTACAAAGAATGGCGCGGCTTTCCAAATCATGAACACATCTGGCTCCATATACTCTTTGCCGAATTTTGGCTCTACTTTAAATTGTCGCGGCGGTTCATATTTCAACAGTTGTCGGTAGAAGTCCACGATGGCCAAGAAATGATTGATTTTCTGACTGTCTCTTTTCATGGTTGATGGAGCAGGGAAGTAAAGAAATGGACGTTTCTCAGTATTCACTTCTACATATCCATCTCGCCGTAATCGCTTTAAAACAGTATTCGTGGAGTTCACCTTCGATTTAACATCTTTGAAATGGATCTCGGCGATATCATCCCTAGTCATACACCGAAAGCGTTGCAGATCTTCAATAATAGCACGGTCACGCGATCTCATCATCCAACACCCCCAGAATGATTTCTTCTTGTTGCCCTTCTGAACACTCTTCCTGGATAGTTATCTCTTCTTGCTTATCCTTTTTGAATGATTCCAAGAGTTTTTTTGCTTCCGGAATAGAGAGATATGGCCCTTGAACCAACTTCAACTCTTCATGCTTCAAAAAGTGCCTTCCTCGTTCGCTCAGTTTTATCTCTGCCGCATCACCTGAGCCAATTGTTATCCTCGAATTGATAGCATCTGAATGACGAAAAGCCATCCTGACTGTTAGGTTGTTTTTAAGCTTTCCGTCCAATACGTCTGCATCAGGCCGTTGCATGGAAAGAATCAGAAATACTCCAAGAGCTCTGCCGATAGCAGAAATATCCTCAATGGCTGCCATAATTTCTTTCTCTTTCTTGAGTAGGGCTACTTCATCGATGCAAAGGATGATGTAGGGGAGTTGGAAAGGTAATTCGTCCACATGAGCTACTTCATGCTGGTCAAGGAGATCTCCGCGCCTAGTCATCTCTGCTTTCAGCTTCTTCAAAACAGGACTTAATAGGTATGCATCGTTAACAATGCTTTTCACATGCTGTACTCGTTTGAATAAGTGAAACTCAGAACGCTTCATATCGGCCATATACAATTCCAGTTCTTCTGGAGACTTTGTTTTGATCAATGTGGTGATAATGGAGCGTAACTGAGTTGATTTACCACTACCTGTTTCACCAGCTACGAGTAGATGAGGATGTTCGACCATATCGTATGCTATTAAACCGGTTCGATTTTTACCCGAAATGATCGGCAAGCGCAGATCCGCGATGGACGGTTCGATTTCTTCAAAGTTGTATTTATAGACGAGAGGAAGATTCGAATGTATAACGGATAAAGTGAACTTCTTGTTCTCTTGGTGAAGTTCGATATTCTCCCCGAATTGCTGCTTAAACAACCATTCTTTTTCTAGTATCTTTTTGGGATCAAGGCCTAGTGGAAGAGTAAATATCAGGTCAATTTTTTCGTTGCAGATTTTGACTGCTTGGATCGTAGGGAAGATTCTCCTCGTCTTTACACTTCCCAAATGGATCTCACCAGCCTCAAAGCATTGTTGGAGTTTATTTCGCAGTCGAGTCGTTGGCATTGATTGATATGCGATATACGTTGCCGATCCAACCAGAGATGCTGCAAAAGCCCATTTTAGGACTATCGATGTTTTGTATAGAATAATTTCAAAAAGCACATGAATCACCCCTCGCTTCGCTTTCTCGTTTCACTTCGATCGCTCCGCTTTAAACAGAATTACAAAATGTTGTTCTGTCTCGTCTGACCGAGTGAAAACCTAGGTAACACTACAATGGTAGAAACCTTGGTAGATACCTTGGTAGTAGGCTATGCCAAGAGGATTGTCTAACTTTACTAATTTTTTAGCAAAGATATGATTAAATCTCTCATTCTTTGTCCAGACTTATGAGCAAGAATTTTAAAAAGGAGATTATTGATTTGTTCAAAACGAGAAGTAAGTTTGGAAAATATATCGATGATCATCTTGGATATGGTGGTCAAGAAAGAGTGAGGGAGATTACTAAGATAAGTAGAGAGACTTTAAGGAAAGTATGTAATTATGATGAATATGAACCAACGAGAAAAATTAAGAAAGCGTTGATCGCAGCACTCAAACAGCTTACAGGAAAAGAAAATATTAAGCCAGAAGACTTCTGGACCTTTTAACTAAGATAAGCCTAGCCTAGTCAATTGACTAGGCTAATATAATGCTAAAAAGAAGAGAAATTTAGGTGTAGTTAAGATATGCACGAGGAACCTCTTCATCTCATTCCAGATCAATTGCGTGATGAGTTTGAGCAAGAGTATGGAGTTCGCATCGAAGGAAATCTATGTCCGTATTGCACTTTGCGCTTGGAACAGGAATTTAACGGGGATATTAATGGATTTACCATAGAACGGGTATTATTCTCGGAAACCAACCGGATCGGCATCGGTACATTTAGTCCTTCGGACCCAAAATCGCAGGATATTGCCGATCTTACAGGCAGCATTGATTTCTCCACCATTACCGAATATGGCTCTGAATCGGATCCAAGAGCATATCGCTTTGATGGCGAGTTAAACAAAGCAAATCGAGGCATTATGGAATTTCAAGAGATGTTAAAGTGTGATGAAAAATTCTTGTGGAACCTGCTTTCACTTACCC